CCCGCATGGCGGCAGCCGGGAAGAACGAACGCCTGAGCAGCCGCGAGGGCGCGAGCGAGGAGACGGGCATCGACCGCAAGCGGATGCAGCGCATCGAGATCGGGACGCTGAACCCGTACCCCGAGGAGGTTCTGCTGATGGCAGATACCTACCACGCGCCGGAGCTCCTGAACTACCACTGCTCGCAATGCTGTCCCATCGGGCAGCGCACCGTTCCGCAGGCAGAGCTGAACGAGCTTGACCGCATCACGGTGAAGTTCATGAACGCGCTCGATGCAATCAGGGATTCCGACAAGGAGCTTCTGCAGATTGCGCGGGATGGGATGCTCACGGCAGACGAAGTACCGCAGATGGAGCATCTGTTGATCGGCATCCAGCGGATCGCCACAGTAGCACTTGAGATTCAGATTTATCTCGACAAACGCAGGTAAGGAGGAGAAACAATGATGGACGAAATCAGCACCAAGGAGAAGGAAGCCCTTCTCGAGATTGCCCGGAAAACACTTGTCGGAATGGAGGCGAGGGAGGACTTCGAGCCGCAGAATAGCAACAGCCTCGATTTCATCGAGGTCTCCGTCTGGGGGATCGAGGAGGCGCTCACGGCAGCCTACCTTCTGGGGAAGGCGAGCGCGAAGTGAGGAGGTGACCAAATGGAAAAACTGATTCCAATTTGGAAAAAAGCAGCACTCACTGTCGAGGAGGCTGCCGCATACACCGGCGTTCGCATTGAGTTAATCCGAGCGCTGGCACACGCGGCGCGGCACGGAAGGAACGACTTTCCTGCTTTCTGGGTGGGGACATCCATAAAGATCGCACGGGGACCGCTCCTGCAATGGATCGCGGACACTGCGGTCTCTCACAAAGATCTGCAGCACGCCGTGAAGATTGTAGAGAATGCGGAGCAGCTCGAGATGACACGGCGGCGCGGACGTCCGCGCAAACGGATCATTGCCTGAAAAGAGGTGGCAGAAAATGCGTGAGTTTTGGCAGCCAATTCTGATCGGCGGGGCATTCGTCGCAGCAGCATCGCTCCTCTCTGGGGCGTGTAACCCCTGGGACGACGGCAAGAACGCCATGCTCGTTGAGGAGACCTACACGGTGCGCCCGGGCGACACACTCTGGGATATCGCAGAGGAGTACGTCGCCAAGAATACGGGGACGCGGCGGTACATCCTTGAGTATAAAGAAGGGATGTACGAAAACAATCCGTGGCTCCTCGACAGGGACGGGATGATATATCCCGGGGATAAGTTGACCTTGACCTATTGGGTCAAGGGTGAGGAGGAGAAGGAATGAACAGCTATGAGGAGCGGCAGGAAGCACGCCGCGAACGGTATTTGGAGCGTGCCGAAAGGGCGCGTACTGAATCCAGTGAAGGTTGGCAGCGGGCAAGGGAAATGAGCGAGGTAATTCCGTTCGGGCAGCCGATTCACGTTGGGCATCATTCAGAAAAACGAGATCGTGCCTTTCGGGCAAAGATTCGTGCAACGTCTGAAAAGGCATTTCGATTGGACGAGAAAGCAGATTACTACGAGCAGAAGGCGGCGCGTGTTGGAACAGGTGGAATCAGCTCGGACGATCCCGACGCTATCGAAAAACTCAAAAAAGAAGTTGAGCACCTGAAAGACAAACAAGAACGTATGAAAGCCACAAATCGTGCAATCCGCATGAAGGATACGGCGAAAGGCGACGCAAAACTCGCAGAGATGGGCTATACCACAGAGGATATTGCAACGCTACGCACTCCTAAGTATGGGCACGTTGGCTTCCCTGCGTGGCAAATCTCAAACAACGGGGCGAATATCCGCCGCATCGAAGCCCGCATCAAGGAGTTGGAACAGCGTGCCGAGCGAGAACCAGAGCACATCGTGACCGATTTATACGAGCTGAAAGTCGAGGACAACCGCGTGCAGTTCATCTTTGACGGAAAGCCGGATGAGGACGTGCGGAGTATCTTGAAGCGAAACGCGTTCAAGTGGTCGCCGTCGAGGGGCGCGTGGGTGCGTCAGGCATCCGGGAACGGGCTTTATGCTGCCCGGCAGGTCAGGAGACAACTGGACGAGATGGAGGTGAGGAAATGATGAAGTGGGAAGTTTGCCGAAAGCGCAACAGTCTATCTTTGCCGATGTACTGTGCATGCCGCACCATTGATGGCGTGATGGAGATGGATGAACACATCTTCGGAACGGAGCGGGCGGCACAGGAACGCGCGGATGAACTGAATGTGACGGAAGAGGAGTCAAAATGAAGAGCGCGTGGGGAACCTGTCAACAAACAACAAAAGAGGATACACCGCCAATATATCGGGCGTATCGCATGGTGCTACCCCCAGGGATAGAATTTGATTCTTGTACCTATAGAACACGAGATGAGGCACAAAAGCGCGTGCAGGAACTCAATGCAAGGAAGGAGGAGGAACAGAAATGAGGGTGACAACAAGGTATAGCCGTGGAAATTGCTTTGCATGCGGCAAAGAGATCCATAAACAATTTGTGATGAATCTCGGATCCGCTGCGGTTACTTTTCAGATATGCCGTTCCTGTGCAAGGAAACTTGCGAAAGGCATTATGCGAGAACTGGATAAGGAGAAGCAGAAATGAAAAAGTGGATCCAGAGCTATCGGGCTCAGGGGCATGAAGAAAAAGTGACGGAGGGGACGAAAAGCCTCCGCCTGCTCACCGATAGTGAGAGCTGGGTATCTCAACTGTCCTACGATTGGGACGGCGGGGATACGGTGAAAATCGAAGAGTACGCCGTGGGGCTGACCTTCTATCAGGAAACCGTAAAGTTTCCAAGCTCGGCAGAGGCGAAAGCCTACATCGTCGCCAAGATGAAGGGGCTGCGCGGGATAAACGACCGCTACAGTCTCCAGGTAGACATCCCGGAGCAGTGGAGAATTGAACAAGAAAAAACGCCCGATGCGGCGGCAACCGCACAGGGCGCAGAGTAAGTCTACACCGTGAGTATATCACGGATGAGGAGTGAATGCAATGACGGATGAAGTATGGAAATACTTCTGGGAGCGGTACAGGAAATGTGACTTCTGCGTCGTTCCTTATCACTGGCCGGATTTCAAGAGTAAAGCAGATGTGGACAAGTGGATTCAGTTCATGGAAAAGCTATCGGACTTTGAGGACGAGCCGGAGGAGGAAACGCAGTCTGAGAGCGGATACCACGTGTGCCCCGGCGGCGGTGTCATATTCATTGACCCGCCGCGTCGGCCGGACGCGGAGATGGTGCGCGGGATTGAGGAGATGGCAAAGTTCTATCTACGGAAATACGGAAAGAAAACCCATACAACGGATGAGGAGGAAAGACAATGACCTACAAGGTTGAGTTTGAAATTGAGGGAGAAATCGAGGTCGAGGCGGAGAGCAAGAAAGCAGCTGAACGTATCGTACGGCACATGGAGCGTTCTGAACTTTTTGAAGAGGGAGCAGAAATGCGCTTTTCTGCATACGCATATGTAGATGACGAGGAGGAATAGCAAATGAAGATACTGAGCCTGACGCTTGAGAACTTTCGCAGTATCAAGAACCTCACCGTCAACTTTGACGGCAAGGATGCGGATGTGCTCGGCGCAAACGGGACGGGAAAGACCACAATCGCCAATGCGATCTGCTGGCTCCTGATTGACCGTCCCGCTACAGAGGAGTCGGACTTTACGCCAAAGACGGAGGGGACGCACGGATTGAACCACAAGGCGGAAATGACCGTCGAGCTTCCGAACGGTCGGCGCATGACGCTCGCGAAAGACTTCTACGAGAAGTGGACGCGCAAGCGAGGTTCATCCACTGAGGAGTTCACGGGCAATGTCACGGACTATTACATCGACGGTGTGAAGTCCAAGAAGAAGGAGTACACGGAGGTTCTTGAGACCGCGTGCGGGATTGACCTTGAGCGTGTCAAGATGCTGATGGTTCTCGGCTACTTTGCCGACACGATGAAGACCGACGAGAAGCGCCGCATCCTCTTTGAGATGGCGGGTGAGTTCACGGACATGGATGTCATCGCGGCGAATGAGGAACTGGAAGGAATCGAGGATTTCTTTCTCATGCCGGGAACGGAGGACAAGCACTATACCGTCGAGCAGTGGAAGAAGATCGCTGCTGAACAGAAAAAGAAACTGAATAAAGACCTTGAGACACTTCCCGCCCGCATTGACGAGGCGAGCAAGAACGTCGCCGAGAATGTCGAGGATGTGGAGACCCTGAACGCGCAGCTCCGCTCATTGGAGGAAAAGAAAGCCTCCATTGAGGAAAAGAAGCGCAGCCTCTCCACTCCGGACGGAAAGCAGGAGGCAACACGCGCCGCCCTTGCGGGCCTTGAAGTTGACCTTGCGACCAAGCGTGCCGCATACATCGAGCAGGGCATGGCGGCAAATCGAGAGACCAACGCGATGATTGACTGCATGATCGCAGAAAAACGCAGCGTGCAAGACAAGCTCGACGCTCTCAATCGCAAACATCAAGACAATCTCCGAGAGATGACACGCATGCAGGAGCAGCGTAAGGCACTCATGGAGGAGTACGCGGCAGTACAGGCGCGGCAGTGGGACGCAGGGGCGGAGATTTGCCCAACCTGCCATCAGCCGCTTCCGGCCGAAAAGATCGAGGAGCTGCGTGCAGAGTTTAACGCAGAAAAATCTACGGCGAAGGAGGACATCAACCGCCGGGGGCAAGCATGCAGCAAGGACAAGATCGACGCGCTCACAGCAGAGATTGATGCACAGGTGGCGGAGATTGAGGCGAAAAAGAGCTACATCGAGGATATCGATGAGCTCATCTACGAGCGGAAGTCAGAGCTTGCTACACCGCCGCCCTTCGAGGAGACGGCGGAATACAAAGAAATCACCGCCCGCATGGAGGAACTGCGTAACCGTCAGCGTCTCGGACAGAGTACGACAGAGGGCACGATGAACGCCTATGACCGCGACATCCAGAGCGTCAAAGACGAGATCGCAGCGGTCAACCTGCGCATCGCAAAGGCACAGTCCTCCGAGGACAGCCGGATGCGCGTCGGAGAGCTCAAGCAGGAGCTCAAACATGCGGCGGAACAGATGGAATACCTCGAGCATGGGATTCACCTGTGCGAGGAGTTCGTCCGCACGAAAGCGCGGATGGTCACGGACAGCATCAACGCACATTTCCGCTACGTGCGTTTTGTCCTCTTCCGCGACCAGATCAACGGCGGGCTGCGCGAGATTTGCGAGCCGACCGTTGAGAGCAAGGACGGCACATGGGTCGAGTACCGCAGCGCGAACTACGCCGCGCAGGTCAATGCCAAGCTCGACATTGTGACGACGCTCTCCAAGCACTATGGCGTACATCTCCCGATCATCATGGATCAGGGAGAGAGCGTCACAGAGCCGCTCAATGTCGATACACAGCTGATCCGGCTGATTGTATCAGCAGAGGATCAAGCGATAAGAGTAGAGCTCAAGGATTAAGGAGGAAAAGAAAATGGAAAATGAAATGAAGATGGTTGCAACCGCTCCGATGGGCGTCACCGCAGGATTCCAGAGTGCGGAAGGGTTCGCCCTCCTGCAGCGCATGGCGAACATGTTTGTCGGCTCGACCCTTGTGCCGGAGCAGTTTCGGGGAGAGAAGAACTTCGGCAACTGCGTCATCGCACTCAACATGGCGCAAAGGCTCGGCGCAGACCCCCTCATGGTCATGCAGAACCTCTATGTGGTCTACGGCACGCCGAGCTGGTCGAGCAAGTTCATGATCGCCATGTTCAACCAGTGCGGGCGGTACGAATCCATCCACTACGAGGAGACGGGAAAGAAGGGGACGGATACGCAGGGCGTGGTCGCATGGGCAAAGGAGAAGTCCACGGGTGAAGTTATCAAAGGACCCGAGGTCACGATCAAGATTGCCAAAGACGAGGGGTGGTACGGCAAGAGCGGGAGCAAGTGGAAGACCATGCCCGATCAGATGCTCCGCTACCGTGCGGCGGCGTGGTTCATTCGTACCACCGCCCCGGAGCTGGCAATGGGACTGCAGACGGTTGACGAAGTGAAAGACACGATCGACGTCACCCCGCAGACCATCATGGAAACGCCGCTTGCCGAGGAAATCCGCCGTAATGCTAACACCGAGGAACTTGCCCCGCAGCTGGAAGTGCCGCAGAATGTGACACCGCCCGTACAGACCATCGAAGCTGCTGCGGATGTGCGAGAGGAGACGCGGGCAATCACCTCCGCACCGCGCAAAAAGGCAGCAACACCGCCCGCCGCATCCGCGCCTGTTGCCCCCGTTGAAGCCGTCGCAGCAGCTGCGTCAACAGCACCGAGCGCAGGGCTTTATGCGGGCATGAGCTTCTGATCGTGGACATCAAGATCATTGCGTCGGGGAGCAGCGGGAACGCCTACCTCATCGGGGATGGGCATACCCGCCTCCTCCTTGATGCAGGAATCCCGTTCAAACGCATCCAGATCGGATGCGGATTCCAAACGAGCAGCATTGACGCCTGCCTTGTAACACACCGGCACGGCGATCACGCAATGGCAATCCCAAAGCTCCTGCAACGCGGAATCACGGTCTACAGCAACGCTGACGTTGCAGAGCTTCACAAGGGAGTACGGGCCTTGGCACCATTACAGGAGCATACCATCGGCACATTCCGGATCCTGCCATTTGAGGTAGAGCACGACGCAGAATGCTATGGGTATCAAGCAACATCGGTGGAGACGGGCGAAAAGCTCGTCTACATCACCGATAGTGCCTACGTCAAATACACATTTTCTGGATTGACCCACATCATGATCGAAGCGAACTACGCGCAGGAGATCATCATTGACAATGCCAAGCATGAGCGGATCCCGCTTTATTTGGCAGAGCGCGTCATCCAAACGCACATGAGCATCGAGACCCTGCTCGATCTTCTGCAAGCAAATGACATGACGAAGGTGCGGCAAATTTACCTTCTGCATCTCTCGGACAACAACAGCGACGCAGAGGTGTTCAAGAAGTTGGTGCAGCAGGAGACGGGCGCAGAGGTTTATATCGCATAGAGGAGGATAATCATGGAGTACACATTCAAGAAAATCAAAATTCACGGCGGGAAACTCATCCTTGACTACCAGAAAAAGGACAAGGACGGGCATATCAGCAGCCACACGTCGAAATTTCAGGAAGAGCCGGATCCTTCATTTTGGGAGGTTCTTTCTCGTCTCAAGATCGACGTCTGCGAGATTCTCGAGCTTGACCCCGGACAGTACGCAGAGCGCATCATCCCGACGGGCGTAGCCTATTCCCATTCAGAGTGCGGTACAGATGCGGTCATCATGTGCAACTACAAGATGCCGGGTTCAGGTGCGACAACAGCCATCAACACGCCACTCTTCAGGATTCCTGGCGATAATGGATCGTCTTCCTCAAGGGCGTTTAGCCTTGTTGCCGCCAGCAATCTCAAGGATTTACAGGATGAGGCGCTGCGTTACCTGCTCGTCCACAGAGGACAGGGAAATCTTTTTGACGAGGATGAGGATGCAGATGATAAGCGCGAGCCACGCAACGTAACACCGGAGGATTCACCAACACGCCTCGTAGCAATTACGGGCGGATCAATTAAGAAGATCGCGGGGTAAGGAAATGGCAGAACGCAGAATGTTCTCTAAGAGGATCATCGGTTCTGCCCGATTCCTCCGCATGCCTGGGTCCACACAGGCGCTTTATTTCCACCTCGGTATGGCAGCGGATGATGACGGTATCGTCGAGGCATATCCGATCATGCAGATGGTCAATGCCTCGGAGGATGATCTCAGACTTCTGGCCGCAAAGGGATTCGTGAAAGTTCTCAATGAGGATCTCGTGACCTACATCCTCGACTGGCAGGAGAACAATAAGATACGGGCAGACCGAAAAGTCAACAGCATCTATAAGGATTTGCTCCTTCAGGTCATGCCCGAAACTCCGCTACTGGAGCCGCGTCAGAGGGCTGACCGAGTGCGTCCTGACATTGCAGAGGACGACCACGGGACAGAGGACGGACAACCCGTGGACGACCAGATGTCAACCACGGGACAACCACGGGACACGGATGGGACGTCCCATGGACAACCAACGGACAACCACGGGACGCAAATGGGACCGCATAGGATAGGTAAGGATAGGATAGGTAAGGATAGGATATATGCTGCTGCAGCTAACGCGCACACGCGCGATGATCCTCAAGATCAAGACGGACCGGATCATGGAGCAGTATTCCGAGCATTCTCTGACAATATCCATCCCGTCACAGGAGAGATTGAGCGAGATAAGCTCACAGACCTCACGGATGAATATGGGGCGCATTGGGTGACCTCGGCAATTGAGGAGGCAGCCCTCTCCAACGGGCGCAGTCTGCGCTATATCACGGCGATTCTCGAGCGCTGGAAGCGGGACGGTTTCAAGGCGGAGCGAAAGAAAGGCGGGACACAATATGGCATTAAGAGCGGTCAAGAGCACATGGCAGGAGATGGCGCGGAGAAATCCGCGTATGCTGCATACCTTGACGGAGATACGGTCAAGAGAGGCTCAGATGATCTGGGCAGCACGCCCCCGGAGGAAAGAGATTCTGCGGACGATTGGAGCACCGAGAGAGGCGATCCGCAGCGGACGAGCCCTCCTCCTGGCAGCAGAGGCGGAGCAGATCAAGCAAGCGCATGATGCGGCTTGTGCAGCTTGCCCGTATCGCGTGGATGATTGCCATGAGTGCAGATACAACGGGCAGGAGTTCCAGAATCTCAGATACCACAACGCATTTCTCTCCTGCGTCCCGGCTTGCCCTAAACACAAAGCGCAGCAGGAGCAGAAGCGGATCGCGAAACTCATGGGAAGCAGCGGCATTGGTGAGCGGTTCCGGTCGCGCAGCTTCGCGACGTTTCGCCAGACGCCCGAAACAAGACATGCATTCATAGCGTGCAAGCGGTTTTGTGAGAGCGTCAAGATCGATCCAAAGACGCCGGGCATTCTCCTGAAAGGGGGATGCGGAACCGGAAAGACACACCTAGCGGTGTCGATTCTGCGCGAAATCGCAGAGGCGGGGATCCCAGGAATGTTCGTGGTGGTCCCTGACCTGCTCGCTAAAATGCGGGCAAGTTTCAGCCTCCGGGATGGCAAGGCAGATGAGCTTTTGAAAGCAGCAAAAGATGCAGCGGTACTTGTCCTTGACGATCTCGGCGCTGAGGATCCAAAACCGTGGGTGCCGGAGCTGATCTACGTGCTGATCAATCACCGATACGAGCACATGCTCCCCACGGTCATCACGACCAACTGCGGAGGCAAGGAGTTAGAGGCAGTATTCGGGAGGCGCATCGTGAGCCGGCTCTCAGAGATGACAGTACCGGTCAACATTCAGGCCGCCGACTGGCGCATGAAAGGAGCGTGCTGAGATGGGGCTTGAAAGATGTGGCTGCTGCAGAAGGTATGTGCCTGAGCGGGAATTAGAGCCGAGCAGTGTATATGGGGTTGTCTGCGAAGATTGCTTTTGGGATAACAAGCGATACCAGAGGGAGGAGGGAGAGGAATACGAGCAATACGATAAGGAATACGAGGAGCACCTCGAGAAGGAACACGAGGAATGGTTGCGAGAACAAGAAAAGTGAGCGATTCGGAGAGGAGCGTGCTGAGATGGATTTGAAGTGGATAACGCAGATGGCAGAAAGGGTACATGAACTGGAAGATGAGAACAAGCGCTTGAAAGGCTTGTTGGAAGAATGCGACAACAGGAAAGAGTCCAATATGACAAAGCCGCAGCCGTGCACGAGGTTTCGGAACGCAGGTACGGTGGAGTGGATTGCGAAGCTCTCGGAGGAGACAAACGAGGCAATCCAGGAGGCGGTGATTCTCGAAGAGAATGCAGATGAAGATGGGACAGTAGACCATGATAAATATGGATTGGTGGATGTAAAGAAAAGATTGAGCATGGAGCTTACGGACGTTATCCATGTGTGTGTCTCGTGGCTGGATGCTTGGGGCTGGGATGAGGAGGCACGCGGCGAACTGCATCGGCGCGTGAACGAGAAGAATCGTGAGCGCGGGTACTTCGGCATCGACTGAGGAGGCGGCAACATGGCTTATGCGACGGAGGAACAAGCTACGGTTATACTCAAGTTCTTGCATGAACTCGGGTACGACTCTACGAAGGAGTCAATCCTGTACATGGACGGACAGGAAGCGACAGACCTTGTCGAGGAAATCAAGAAACTCAATGAACATGATACGTTGCTCTTGGTGAGGAGGGGGAAGGATGGACGAGTATACGCCCTGTAAGAAGCCCGACCCGACGGCGCGGGAGGCAATCGGGAATGTGATGCGGGAGACAAGGCACAAAATCACAGGGGCGCGGCGACGGAAAGCCCTGTCGAAGGAGATGCGGGCGCAGGTATACGCGATGTACGGCGGTCACTGCGCCTATTGCGGCAGGGAGATCGACATCACAGAAATGCAGGTCGACCATGTACAGGCGGTCTATCTCGGGGGCGAGGATGAGATCGAAAACTACCGCCCCGCGTGCCGCTCGTGTAATTTCTACAAGTCGACCATGAGCGTTGAGGGGGTGCGTGAACAGCTGGGACTTATCGTTGGACGGCTCGAAAAGCTCCTGACGTTTCGCCTCGCGTTGGCATATGGATTGATTCAGATCACGGGCAGACCTGTCAAATTCTATTTCGAGGAGCGTGAAAATAATGTTGATGCACTATCTGTCCCATCTCTTTACGGGGGACGAGGAGAAGAACCGAGCAGCGGCAGAGGCAATCCAGAGAGAGCTGCAGGAGAAACATCCGCGTGTAATCTACGTCAATCCGCTGGCAAACTTCAAGGCGCTGGCGGGGATGGAGTATGACAAGATCATGGGCTACTGCCTCGAGCTTTTGACGCGGTGTGATGGTGTCACGATGGCAGGGGACTACCGCGCCAGCAAGGGATGCGTAATCGAACTCACATGTGCGCGGCACAACGGCATCCCCGTGTTTTTCTACGACGCGCAGAAGCATGAGTATGTCGAGGAGGTGCGATCATGACGCTCGGCAGCTTGTTTGACGGAATCGGAGGGTGGTTACTGGCGGCGCGTCATGCGGGGGTTACGCCTGTATGGGCAAGCGAGATCGAGCCGTTCCCGTGCTCGGTGACCGCGCGGCATTTTCCTGACGTGCAGCAGCTCGGTGACATCACGAAGATTGACCCTGATAAGATCGAGCCTGTTGACATCATCTGCGCGGGCAGTCCGTGTCAGGACTTATCCATCGCAGGAAAAAGAAAGGGGCTATGTGGTGAACGCAGTGGCTTATTCCGAACAGCAATTAACATTGTTCGACGGATGCGAGAGTGCAGCGCAGGAGAGTATCCGAGATTCTTTGTGTGGGAGAACGTCTCCGGTGCTTTTTCATCCAACCGCGGGATGGATTTTCAAGCCGTGCTCGAAGAAATCGGAGAAAGTGAAATTCCAATGCCTCAAGGTAATCGATGGGCTCCCGCTGGATTGGTGCAATTCCCCGGAGCTGAAATCGCATGGAGGGTATTGGACGCACAATATTGGGGAGTGCCCCAACGCCGCCGTCGAATCTTCCTTGTCGCAGATTTTGCAGCCGATGCAAGATGTGCAGGAGAAATACTATTTGAGTCAGAGGGCGTGCCTTGGAATTCTGCGGAGAGCAAGGGAGCGCGGGAAGAAGCTGCCGGAGGAGCTGAGAATTGCGCTCGAATTGCAGTCTACGACATGACACATGCGGATGAAGTCATGCGTCCCGTCAAAGACGGCATTATCCAGACACTCAACGCACGCATGGGAACAGGCGGGAATCAAGTCCCCGTCGTACTCACGGAAGGAAAGGTGCGCAGACTTGCGCTGACCGAGTGCGAACGCTTGCAGGGACTGCCTGACGGATACACCGAGGGCGGGAGCGATACGGCGCGTTATAAGGCGTTAGGTAATGGGATGGCGCAGCCGTGCGCGGATTATGTGATACGTAGGATTGTGGAGGTGAGCAATGAAACAAATACTTGACGCATGCTGCGGCTCTCGAATGTTCTGGTTTGACAAGGAGCATCCTGCAACCGTGTTCATGGACAATCGCAGCTTTGCCAAAACGTTGTGTGATGGCCGACGGTTCGAGGTCAAGCCCGATCTGATCGCGGACTTCCGAGAGATTCCATTTCCCGACGAGAGTTTCCGTCTTGTCGTATTTGACCCGCCGCACCTGTGCAGAGCTGGAAAGAGTTCATGGCTCGGCATCAAGTACGGTGTGCTCGAAAGCACATGGCAGGATGATCTGCGCCGAGGATTCGAGGAGTGCATGCGCGTCCTGAAAGATTACGGTGTGTTGATCTTCAAATGGTCGGAAGATCAGATCAGCACAGCAGATGTTCTGAAACTACTTCCAGTGCAGCCGCTGTTCGGAAACCGGAGGGGTAAGACAATCTGGATGGTGTTTATGAAATTTCCGGAGGAGGGCTCCAAATGAGCGAGATCAAACACTGCTGGAAATTGTGGACAGAGTGGTGCTTTTGGCAGAAGGTGCTTTTCTTCATCGTGATTCTTCTGATATGTCCTTTATCATATTTTCTCGGTGGGATTGCTGCGTTAGGTAGGATCGCCGAATCGGCTGAAGATAGCCTCTGCTGCATGACGCGAGAATGGTTCAACAAACGATAGGAGGAATCCAAATGAACCACTTCGTAGGAATTGGACGCCTGACACGCGATCCGGAGGTGCGATACACACAGAGTGGAAAGTCGTGTGCGAGATTCACGCTGGCGATTGACCGCCGAAAGAGCTCGGACGGCAACCAGCAGGCGGACTTCATCCCCTGCGTCGCGTGGGAGAAGACCGCCGAGGTAATCAGCCAGTACACGGGGAAGGGACGTAAGATCGCCGTCGAGGGGCGCATTCAGACGCGCAGCTACGACGCCAAGGACGGGACGAAACGCTATGCGACGGAGGTCGTCGTCCAGAGCATGGAGTTCTGCGACAACAAGGGCGGCGGACAGAACGCCAGCACAAGTCCAGCAGCACCGCCCGAGCAGCAGGGCATGTTTGATGGGAGCAGAGCGGTAGCCGACTCTGATATACCATTTTGAGCACCTATACCGCTGTCGTCCTCGGTGATCCGGTCGCGCAGGGGCGCCCGCGCTTTTCCCGGCAGGGCGGATTCGTCAAGGCGTATGACCCAGCAAAGAGCCGTGACTACAAGAGCTACGTGCGGATGATCGCAGCGCAGCACGCCCCAGATTCACCCGTAGAGGGCGCAATCGAGTTCTCCCTGCGTATCTATCGCGCCATACCAAAAGGGTTGCCGAAATACAAGCGTGAGGCGGCGAAGGCAGGGACATTGCGGCCAGTAACGAAGCCCGACGTATCGAACGTCCTGAAGGGCGTGGAGGATGCACTCAAGGGCGTGTGGTACAAGGACGACAGTCAGATCGTCGGATACGGAGTGCTCGGGAAATGGTACGATGAGCGACCGAGGATCGAGATCATGATGCGGGAGCTGGATGGGTGAGCGATATGGAGATATTCATCGTGATAGCCGTTTGCTTTCTGCTTATAGGTATTGGCGGAAGCGGAGGTGGCGGTGGTCACACAACAATTGTAGACCCCGATCAACTTCAGGAAGCGCGGATTAAGGCGTTGAAAGCGAAGCAGAAGAAATAAACGATGATCTGTAGGTAAATAGAGCGCGGAGCGATTCGCGCTCTCTATCTCGTTATTGAGCGGAGGGCAGCAGGTGCACAGTTACAACGATTACGAAAAGACGGTATACGGATATCTCCGGAACTATCACCAGTTCAAGGGGCAGCTCGCCAGCCTTCGCATCGAGATCGAAGGCGTGGAAGAGCAAATTCGCAGCATTGGGGATGCGAAAATATCGAAATATGGCGATGCACCCGTCGGCGGGTACGATGAGTTATCCGAGGTCGAGCGTGCCGTCGTCCGACGCATGAAGCTCGAAGAGCGTCTGCCGATCCTGCGCGAGAACTACATCCGCATCCAGACGCTCCTGCGGCGGATTGACAATGCACTCCAGCTGATGAGCGATGCACACCGCACGATCCTCTGTAGGAAGTTCGTGGACGGGGAGCGGTGGTATCAGGTGGCACAGGCGACAGGCTACAGCGAGCGCAGCTGTCAGTACCTCGCCCGGGAGGCGATCACAGTGCTCACAAAGACGCTGTTCCCAGAAGCCGTGGAGGGTCAGCGCAGCCTTGACTTCGTGTTTCTGGAAAACTGTGGATAACTTGAAGCCTAAAATCTTTGCGCGTTTTTTGCGCATTCTTTGCGAGATTTTTGCGCACTTTCTGCGCGTTTTTCGCTGGCAAACGTGGTATGATTGTAATGTCGAAAATTGCATAGAGCGCAAGCAGTCCTCGCCGTATCGGCGGAGGGCTTTTTATTTGCAAGAAAGAGAGAGGAGGCGGAAGATTGATCGACTACAAGTCACCCGCAGAGCCACGCGGCACGACTGCTGACGGCGTGCCGGTGTTCTGTGCGTATGATGAAATCGCTGCGATTAGGGATATTCGACCGAATCCCGGCAACCCGAACAGCCACAACAAGAAGCAGGTGCGTCTGCTCGGCGACATCATCCAAGCGACAGGATGGCGCGCACCGATCACCGTCAGCAAGCGCAGCGGGCTTATTACGAAAGGGCACGGACGCAGGATGGCGGCAGAGGCAAAGGGGTGGAAGTCCGCTCCCGTGGAGTATCAAGACTACGCGAGCGAGGAGGAGGAGCACGCTGACCTCATCGCAGACAACCGCATCGCAGAGCTCGCCGACCTCGATATGGGTAAGCTGATGGACATGGTAGAGGAGATGGATACGGGCATCGTACCTGTGGAGCTGACCGGATTCACGGAGGAAGACCTGCAGAAGATCATCGCCTCGATGGAGGGCGCGGATGATTCCGTTGACGATAAGGCAGACGCAGAGCCGGGGGTAGATGATGACTACAAGCCGTTCTCCCAGCTCGGGGACCTGTGGCACCTCGGGAATCATCGCCTCGTCTGCGGTAGCGCAACAGATACGGCGACGATCGATCGACTGATGGACGGGCACAAGGCGCAGCTCGTACACACAGACCCGCCGTATGGCGTTAGCTACAAGACGCAGAGCGGAAGGTTTGACATGATCGCCAACGACGACAAGACGCACGACGATCTGATGACAGAGCTGCTCATCCCGGCATTCAAAAACTACATGCGCAGCACGGTTGATGATGCAGCTTTCTATATCTGGCATGCATCGAGTACGCGCCGCGACTTCGAGGACGCCATGATTGCAGCGGGCATCATGGAGAAGCAGTACATCATCTGGGTCAAGAACGCGCCCGTCCTCGGGCACGCTGACTATCAGTGGGCGCATGAGCCGTGCTTCTACGCCGAGAAAGCGGGGCAACAGGCAAAATGGTGCGGCGACCGTGCGCAGCGTACGACATGGAACGTCGTCCTGCGCGGTGCAGATGGCATGGCGACAACGCTCACGGGCGGTGTGGTTCTGACGGATGGCACGGGCAACAAGCTCTACCTCACGGACAAGATGCCAAAGGGCAAGAAGGTGCGCTATGTAAGGTTGAGCGAGGGGCGCAGCATTTGTCTTTATCAAGAGAGCCGTGAGAATACCGTCGGGGAGGTCTCACGCGAGAGCAAGACCGTACACCCGACGCAGAAGCCCGTAGAGCTTCCGATTCGTGCGATTACCAACAGCACGGAGGCGGGCGACCTCGTGATTGACTTCTTCGGCGGCAGCGGCTCGACGCTGATCGCAGCGGAGATGACCGGGCGCATCTGCTACAGCACGGAGCTTGATCCGCGCTACGTTGACGCCATCATCCGTCGGTACATCGAGACCAGCGGTAAGCAGACCGTTACCGTAGAGCGGGACGGCGTGACGATGACAATCGATGAGGTCATGGAGGCCGCCGCAGGAGGTGACGTTGATGCATGAGCAGGAAGATATCGAACGAGCAGGAACCATGGGAACGCCAGGCGGGTGAATCTTCGGTCGCGTACGAAGCCTTTCTGCTCTACCGAAACATGAGCCATGAGCCGGACGGAGAGAAGAAGAAACGTCGTCTGGCAAGTGTCGCGAAAAAGTTAGGAAAATCCCTTGCTTTAATGGAGCGATGGAGCTTCACATGGGACTGGGTAGAGCGGGCGCGGGCATACGATAACGAGCTGCAGCGCATCAGCATGGAGGAGACGCGCGAAGCCGTCCGCAAGATGCTCAAAGACCACATGACGATGGCACAGGCACTACAAAAGAAGGCGATGACCGCACTCCTGCGGCTGGACGATGAGAGCCTGTCCGCGAAGAATATCCTCGACTACCTCGCACAGGGCATCGAGCTCGAGCGTCAGGCTCGCCTCGAGGCGGCGGATGTCGGCAGACCCGGTGCGACGAAGGGAAGTCCCATCGCAGCACTCGAAGAGCCGGAGCAATCTACAATGGTGCAGCTTGTGCAGTCTCTAAAAAAGGCTCGTGAGAGGAGGACGCGCCCTAATGGAGTTTAAGGACTGGGGTACAAAGGCGCTGGACTTCATCGAGAAGCCCATTGAGGAGGACGCCTTCATCAATATCCTTGAGGGCAGCGTCCGCAGCGGCAAGACCGTCGCCATGATTCCGAAGTGGCTGAACTACATCATGACGGGGCCGCCCGGGCTTCTGCTCATGACTGGTGTGTCCAAGGACACGATCTATGATAACGTGCTGAACGACCTGTTCGACACCATCGGCGAGGAGAACTACCACTACAACAGACAAAGCGGATCGCTGGACGTATTCTGGCGAGACGCAGACGGCGAGCATGTGCGACGCATCAAGGTCGTCGGCGCGAAGGACGAGGGCTCGGAGAAGTTCATCCGAGGAAAGACACTCGCGGGGGCGTACTGCGATGAGTTGACGTTGATGCCCGAGCGGTTCTTCAAGCAGCTCCTCAATCGCCTCAGTGTGCCAGGGGCGAAGCTCTACAGTACCACAAACCCCGATTCCCCCATGCACTACCTCTACAAGGAGTACGTCACAAGCGAGCAGAAGCTCCGTGATGGGCTTGTGAGAGTTGTGCATTTTGAGTTGGACGACAATCCGAATCTGGACGAGGAGTTCAAGAACAACCTGAAAACATCATACTCCGGCATGTGGTTTCAGCGCATGGTACTTGGTTTGTGGGTGCTCGCTGAGGGCGTCATATACGACATGTTCAGCGACGATCTGCTCTTTGACGATACAGAATTCACGAATACACTCAAAAGCAGCTGCCGCCGCTTCATCGCGTGTGACTACGGCACGAAGAATCCGATGGTCTTTCTTGACATCTACGATGACGGAGAGACGATCTGGATCCCGAATCTCTACTACTGGAACAGCCGTAAAGAGCAACGGCAGAAAACCGACGCGCAATATGCAGACGACCTCGAGGCGATGCTCGGCGAGGAGTACCCAGACTTTATCGTCATTGACCCGTCGGCGGCGAGCTTCAAACTCGAATGCCAAGGGCGGGGCTTCCGCGTGAAGGACGCGGACAACAGCGTCAACGATGGCATCCGCGAGGTCGCAAAGCTACTGACGAAGAAGAAAATTCGCATCCACCGCAGAAACTGCCAGCCGATGATCGACGAGTTCCAGAGCTACGTCTGGGATGAGCGAGCGGCACGGATGGGCGAGGAGAAGCCCGTCAAGCAGGAAGATCACGCGATGGACGCCCTACGCTATTATGTGCATACCATGCTGCCGAAATGGAGGAGGAGAGAATGAGCAAGAAGAAAAAGACCGCCGTGCGGCAGCAGAGAACGAACGATTCGTTCCAGAATCCAATGACTCGCTCCGGTGTGTTCATGCCGAATGCGTTGGAAGCGACAGAGTATACCTTGACACGGTTCACGCGGAACTGGCAGACGATCAACGCGCTCTATCGCTCCCACTGGATCGTGCGACGCATTATCGACGTTATCCCGGAGGACATGATCAAGAACGGATACCACATCCTGACGCAGCTCTCTCCCGACCAGATCAAGAAGATCGTCCGCTGTGACCGCACGACGCGCACCAGCCGCCGCATCCTCGAAGGACTGAAATGGGGACGGCTTTACGGCGGCGCAGGGGCCCTTATCATGATTGAGGGGCACGAAAACCAGCTCGATCAACCCCTCGACTACGACATGATCATGCCGGGCTCGTACAAGGGCCTGCTCGTCCTCGATCGATGGTCGGGGGTAACGCCCGAGGATAAACTCGTCAGCGACATTTCGGATCCTGAGTTTGGAATGCCGGAGTATTACACCGTTTCTAGCGATGCGCTGACTGTTGGTATCCGTGTGCATCACAGCCGCATCATTCGATTCATGGGGCGGCCGCTTCCGTACCTTGAGCAGCTCGCAGAGACATACTGGGGAGCATCCGAGCTCGAGCACGTCATCGACGAGCTCAAGAAGCGAGACAACGTCAGCTGGAACATTGCCATGCTGACGTTCATGGCGAACCTCCGCGTGATGAAAATGGACGGGATGGGGCAGCTGCTCGCGACAGGAAACGAGCAGGCGCAGATGCAGCTCTACAACACCATCCAGGGAATGAACGCCATGATGAACAACAACAGCCTGCAGGTGCTTGGCGAGAATGACAGCTACGAGACGCACCAGTACACCTTCGGAGGAATTGGAGAGACCTACGACCGCTTTATGATGGACGTCGCAGGCGCAGCAGAGACACCCGTGACGAAGTTGTTCGGACGCAGTCCCGCAGGAATGAACGCCACGGGCGAGAGCGACATGCAGAACTACTACGACACCATCGAGGAAAAGCAGGAAGCTGACCTTCGCCCGGTGTACGATAAGATTCTGCCGATCATGTTCATCTCTACGCTCGGCGGGATTCCCGACGACTGGGACTACGAGTTCAATCCCGTTCGTCGTCCGCGTGACGATGAGATGGCAGACCTGGCCTCGAAGAACACGGACAGCGTAACAAAGGCATTCCAAGCGGGCATGGTCAGCCAGCGGACAGCACTCAAGGAGCTGCGCCAGCAGGCGGAGATGACGGGGATGTGGAGCAATATCACTGACGAAGACATAGAGAAAGCCGACGATTCGGTAATGCAGCCCGATGAAGGCATGAGCGATTTGATGAATGGAGCGTTCGGCGGTGGAGAACCGCAGCAGACGACTGATGCGAAGTGGGAGGAAGAGAAGCATCCACGGCGGGCAGATGGGCGATTCGGTGAGGGCTCGACAAACGCAGAAAAAAGTGATAGTGTAACACCGAGCCCCAGCGGGGCGAACCGCCTGCAAGTGCGCGGATTTGCCAGTCGGCAGAAGCTGATGAACCACTGGAAGAACGGCAGAACCCATCAAGACGAATACCCAGACTTTACGATGGAGCAGTACGTCCAGCGGGCAGTGAGCCTTGCGGAGATGCCGACGGGCGGGGACATCCTCGGGCACATCGACAAGGACGGAATCATTGTGCGGTATGACCGCAAGGAAAACGACTTCGTCAAGGCGAATGTCCAAAAGGGAATTCTGACAATGTTCAAGCCAACAGCAGGAGAGAAATATTACCAATCGATGAGAGAGGGGGATTTGAAAAATGGCGGAAAACAATGAAGTCCTCGTGGCGTGTCCTTGCTGCGGAGAAGGAAAGGTGGAAAGCGGACACCAGTATGATGTATGTATGGTGTGCCACTGGGAAGATGACCCTTTGCAATTTGAACACCCAGACTACAAAGGAGGGGCGAATCAGATGTCCCTCAATGAGGCACGTGAAGCCCATAAGCGTGGAGAAAAAACGAAGTAGGTAGGGCATCGAAGATCGCATGCCACTCAACGAAACTCGATAAGTATACAAAGAGGGCAGACAAATCCGATAACTGAACCGTCTCGAAAGAGGCGGTTTTTTGATACCCATTTTGAGGAGGGGTGCATGTGAACCAGCCGCTATGGATGCCGAAGCGCAGGATTGAGGTGGCATTTCGCAGAGCACTTCTCGACATGGCAAAGAGGATCGTCTCGCGTGTCGGTGAAACGAGCGACCCGCAGCTCATTGTCGCGACGCTCGAACACATCGCGCGGACGCCAGACTTTATCCGTCTCTCGGAGGCAATCGCCATGAAGATGGTGACAGGGCTATTCGACGATACGGCGCGTACGTGGCGCGAGGCGGCGCGGAATAACGGCAGGGGAAGGGAGATATACCAAGCCCTGAAAAAGGAGCTCCAGGGGGCGCGTGGGGGGCGAATACGAGCGCTTGTGCAGCAGAATGCAGACCTTATCAGCACACTGCCGAAGAACATCGCCTCTGACGTGGCGTCCTACGTTGATCGAGAGGCGATGAAGGGGCGCAGGGCGTCGGACATCGCCGATGAGATTGTCCGGATGTTTCCCGACGACACGACGGCGCGAGCGCAGCTGATCGCACGGACGCAGGTGTCCATGACGCAGACGAACATCGTACGGGCACGCGCAGAAGACCTAGGGCTCCATTGGTATGTGTGGCGGGCATGCGGAGGAAATAACGGCGATGGCAGGACGCGATCTAGCCACCGCCACATGAGTGGTGTGCTGGTGCGCTGGAGCGACCCGCCCGCGCCCGAGGATTTGTTCCCTCTGCGCCACGTCGATGGAACACCGTACAAGAACACGCTCGGGCACTACCATGCAGGGCAGTGCCCGAATTGCCGATGTTACCCAGAGCCTGTCGTTGATTTGGATTTACTGAATTTCCCGATGCGTGTGTATCGTAGTGGGAACATTGAGCGTATGTCTAGGAAGCGGCTTGAAGGAGGATTCTGATGTGGCAAACAAACTAAAGCGCATCGCTATCGGACTGATGGCACTTTCCATGCGCCTGGATGCCTACGCCATGCACAAGGGGCTGACGATGGACGCTGCGCATCCGAAAGACCCAGACCCCAAGAACTGGCGCACGATTAACGGCTCGAAGGTGCACTTGACGGAGGGAAAGATCGACGGCGGTGCTGGCGAGAAGTTCACCGGCAAGGAGTGGACGGGAAAGACAAAGCATGAGTTCACGCCGAAGGAGAAGCCTAAGCCCGCACCAAAGAAAAAGGGGACAGAGGCAGAAAAGCTGATGTCCTATATCAACGAGCAGGTGGGCGTCGATTTGTCAGAGCACCGCAATACAAAGCGTGAGAAACGCGGGGAGGTCATTGTCAAATGGGATGATCTTACGCGCAACCAGCAGAGCAGCATAAAGGCGTTGGCGAATAAACACGGGCGGTTTGAGCTTGTGGAATGCGGCGGCTGGGGAATGCAGCTGAAGCCTAAAAAGGAAAACTCTTAAATAACCCGCTCATTCTGGGCGGGTTTTCTTATGGCAATTTTGAGGGGGGATGTCCATTGAAAGCATTCTACGGGGCGCGATTCTCCGCCCACATGACCAAGACGCCCGAAGGATTCCTCGTGTGTCACAGCGTCCCGATCTGCCGCACGGGGATGCAGGAATACACACCGCAGGAACTCGGCGTTGCAGACGACGGCGGCGGATTCCTTAAGGTGTACCGCGAGGAGGATGAAGTTTTTAAGCCAGCAGCGATCGCGTCCTTCGAGGGAAAGCCTGTGACAGATGATCACCCGCCCGTCGGTGTGGATGCCTCGAACTACGCGAGCTACACCAAGGGCACAGTCCAGAACGTCCGGCGCGGCAGCGGGGCGGACAGGGACAAATTGATTTGCGATCTCGTCGTGTACGACGCCGCGCTCATTGCCAAGATTGACGCAGGAAAGCGTGAAATTTCGTGCGGGTACGAGTGCAAATACATCGAGAGGGACGACGGAACATACTGCCAGATGGATATCATCGGCAATCATGTCGCCGTTGTCGAGGAGGGGCGTGCGGGGCACGATGTGTCTATTCGCGACGCCAAGACAAAGCCAGAAGGAGGAAAAAAGATGGCAAAAAAAGGTAGTATTCTGCATCGCATGTTTGCGGCATTCGCAAAAGATGCAGAGCCGGAGGAAGTCCGCGAAGCGGCACGCGCTGTCGACGAGGCAGAGGGCGGTGATCCTGCTGAGACGCAGCAAAACACGATGGAGAAGGACGTCCAGGCAATCGTGGATGCGATGGAGGCACTCAGCGCCAAGGTGGACGCATTCCAGAAACAGAAGGCGCAGGACGACGATCCGGATGAAAAGCCGGGCGATGAGGTCGAGGAGACCGAGGCACTGGACGACCTCGAAGAGGAGCTGGAAGAGGGCGGTGATAAGCCTGCCAAAACGGAGGATGACGAATCCGAGGAGGAGAGCGTGACCGTGCCGCCCGAGCAGCTCGAAGAGGATGAGGATCCCGAGGATGTGCCGGCAGACGAAAAGAAGCCTGTGACTGCGGCAGACCGCGCACTTGCGCTGTCGGTGATCCGCACCATGCGACCGTTCATCGCCGCTATGCCGCCGCGTCAGCAGAGACGTGCGTCGGATGCACTCTCGCGCACGCTCAAGAAGGCCATGCGCACACGGGACACGCAGCCGCTCCCCGGGGGCTATGGTGTCCTCTCGCGTCGGAAAACGGCGGATGCTGCAACGCGGGAGAAAGAGATGCGTGCCTACGGCGAGAATTGCCGTAAGCGTAATCCGCACTGCAAGAAGGAGGAGAAGTAATTATGCCGGGAACTACAATCGGAATCAACATGACCTATGGATATCCGGGGCAGGCGTCCCGCCAGGGCGATGAGGTCAGCCGCACGCGCCCTGTTGCCGCAGGGGCGGCAGATATCCCGTTCGGGGCACCCGTCATCCAGAAGGAGGACGGCTCGGTCGCAATCTTCGGCGCGACGAATACCGCCGACGACTTCGCGGGCATTGCCATGCGCAAGGTCAAGGCGGCGAAGGTGTACCCCTATCAGAATTTCGGATATTACGCAGCGGGCGAGGCGTGCGACGTGCTCCAGCGCGGCGGCATCTCCGCAACGTGTGCATGGGGAACGCCAAAGGTCGGCGCGAAGGTCTACGTCCGCACGAAGGTCGTCAGCGGCACAAGCCCCGCAGGGGCGAAGGTCGGCGATCTCGGTGCGGAAAACGAGGCAGGCAACTGCGTCGAACTCAAAGGCGTTAAGTGGTCGAGCGGAGCAGATGCACGCAACGTCGCAGAGCTCACGATCATCATGCGTCAGGGCGTGTAAGAGAGGAGAACAGATATGAAGAAACAGTATAATCTTGCGATTGCACCGCAGCGCGGCGGATCGCCGCTGCTGACAATGGATGCAGCGGCCGTATCGAGCGGGCTTGCGTTCCTTGAGAGCGAGCTCGAAAAACTCGATCCGCTTCTGCGCGAGCCTCTCACAAGCACGACTTATCCGTGCGATATTGAGATCGAGAGCGGCGGCGGCTGGGTTGAGGCAACGTCCGCGTTCAACGTCGAGTACAGCGTCACGGGCGGACAGGCAGACGGCGTCGGCGGCGTCCAGAATGCCGTGCGCCGGATTCAGGCAGACCTCTCGAAGGACCTCTACAAGGTGCTCCCGTATGAGGTCTCCATGTCCATTAAGATTCAGGATCAGCTGCGCGGCGCGGTTACCGGCCGCAGCATCGAGGACATCTACAACGACGGCATCCGCCTCGACTACGACAAGTACATGGACATCAACACCTACCTCGGACAGGAGGCGTACGGCACGACGGGGCTGCTCAACGACAAGGAGATCACGGCGACGGCTGTCACAGCTGGTGCAAGCGGTCAGACGGACTGGGCGCACAAAACTCCGACCGAGATCCTCAATGACATCGACGAGGCGATCATCGCCGGATGGACAGGCGCGCAGTACGACAACAGTGCCATCCCGAACCACATCCTCATTGACCCCGCGAACTTCGCGTACATCAACCGCACGATGGTGAGCGTCAACGGATATCCAACACCCGTATCCATCATGCAGTACCTTGTCGATCACAACATTGCCAAGGCAAAGGGCGTCGACCTCGTGATCGCTGAGTGCCGGTTCTGCATCGGCGCAGGCGTCGGCAAGAAGAACCGCATGGTCGCCTACGTTAACCAGCGCCGCTTTGTCGGCATGGATGTGCCCGTACCGATGAGCCGCGTCATGACGCAGCCGAACGTCAATACGGCGTCCTACGACAGCCTCTACATGGCGAACGTCGGGCAGGTCAAGATTCACTACATCGAGCCGTTCATCTACCGCGACGGCATCTGAGAGGAGGCACAGCATGATTAAACTCGTGGCGAAACAGAAGATCGGATTCCGCAACCCGGAGACGGGCGAGATCGTGACGGCGGAGCCGTACGCGTTCGCGTCACTCCCCGACTGGGTCGAGAAAGACCCGATGTACGGATGGGCTCTTGCTGACGGCAGCATTGAGATCGGCAGCGAGCCGAAAGATGACAAGACGCCGAAGGATGGCGACGTAAAGGATGACAAGACGCCGAAGCCGCCGAAGGATGGCGACAAGAAGGAGTAAGACATGCTCTACGAAGGAGTGGACGTCTTCGGGATTATCGCCTCCGCGTCGAACATTCGCACGGGCGGCAATCCCGAATACACAGCCGAGGATTTTCTCGCCGCCTATCCGCAGTTCGGCGGCGGGACTGTTTCGGATGTTGTGCTGAAAGCATGGGTCAATATGGCTCAGGCATCCATTCACAAGGCCCGATACCATGACGCATGGGAAATCTGCATGGGCCTCTACATCGCGCACTGGCTGACGCTGTACTTGCAGACGGCGGGCAGTGCGGATGATCCTGTGCAGAAGAAAATCTCTGCGGGACTCGCCAAGGGGCTGCAGAGCTCCAAGAGCGCGGGTGACATCTCTGTGTCCTACGACTTCGGCAGCATCAACGAGGACTTCGCAGGCTGGGGGACGTACAAGCTGACCGCCTACGGGCAGCAGTTCATTACCCTCGCACGGATGCACGCAGTCGGAGGGATGGTCGTATGGTAACAGGTACAGCGACCGTCACAAAGTCAGGCAGGGGCTTTTCTGCGATGGTAGATAAGCTCCGATCTCTGACGAAAAAGGAAGTCCTCGTAGGAATCCCACAGGAGGAGGCGCAGCGTCCGGGCGGTGACATGGTGAACAACGCTGAACTGCTCTATGTCCACACGCACGGTGTACGCGCACCTGTCATGCGTGCAGAGATGAAGCAGAACATCGACGCAGGGATGCTCTACAGTGCAGCGCACAGCCTCTATGTGCAGACACATGGAAGCCCCGCCTATGCCATACCCCCGCGTCCCGTGCTCGAACCTGCCATCAGGGACAGCAAGGAGGCGATCGGGAAGCAGGTCGCAGGAGCGTATTGTGCGGCGATGCGCGGGGATATGGCAGGGGCAGAGCGCGGACTGGAGCTCGCCGGTATGGTCGCGCAGAATGCCGCGCGTGCATGGTTTGAGAATCCAAAGAACCAATGGCCGCCGAACTCGGCGCGAACAATCAAGGCAAAGGGAAGCAACAGCCCGCTCATTGACACGGGTGAGATGCGAAAGTCCATTACCTATGTAATCAGAGATAAGGGGTGATCAGATGGCAATCGACGTCTCGGAGATCGTCCATGACCCCGATTTCTGCACCACGTTCACCGTTATCAAGCAGGGAGAATCCGAATGGGTGCGAGGTGTGCTGAAGAGGAAAACGACGGAGACAACCGTCGAAGGAATCGTGCAGCCTTCATCCAGCAAGGATCTCGAACTGCTCGATACGGCGGACCGGGTAAATGGGATGAAGACCTTCATCACGGACGAGGTTAGCCTTGACGTGTCTAGCACCGAGAAGACCTCCGATGTGTGCGTGTGGAAGGGGCAGCGGTACAAGCTGATCCAGACCTTTGACTACGCCGCGAACGGATACTACAAAGCAATCGGCGCACTCATGGGAGAGGAGGACAGCGGATGACATACAGTGAGCTCCAGGATTTGTTCTGGGATGCAGCGTCAGCCATTACGTCGGACGTCATCAAGAAGCCCGACAAGTTCATCCGCTGGCGCTATCCCGAAGGTGGTGCGCCCGACTGGAAGATCAGCGACGATATTCTTTTTCTGTACCTCGCGGAGGCGGATGACGACTACGCGAAGCAGAGAGACAGCCTATATCGGGAGGCAGATGAAACCGTCTATCGTGACACTACTCGCACGCGCGTGTGGGATTTGCAGGCGACTGCCTACGGGCGCAGGTCGTACGAGATCGCGAATGCCCTGAAGGACGGCTTCTTTTACGAGCCGGTGCGCAGAAATCTCGCACAAAAGGATGTGTTCATCGTCCCGAATCTCCCGACGTGTATGCAAGCACCCGAACTTTTCGCAGGGAAGTGGTGGGACAGGTGGGATATTACCCTGCGATTCAACGAGCTCTATCGCCTTGCGCCGGAGGATGTCGGCAGAATTGCCAACATTCGACTTGGTGCACAGGCGAATCCATAAGGAGGGAACAATATGGCACTCAAAAACGTGCTGCCGCTTGACCCTGTGGTCAATATTATCGTCAATCTTGCGGCTGTCTCCGCGACGCGCAAGAAGTTCAACCTTGCCCTGCTCATGGGCGATGTCGGTTCTGTCGCAGACTTTAGTGACAAGCGGATCGTGACTTACGATAGTCTCAATTCCATGCTGCAGGCTGGATTCACGACAGAGGATCGTCTTTACAAGGCAGCAGCGCTGATCTTCGGACAGCGCAAGAAACCACCTCTCGTCGCAATCGGGAAGATCGCCAACAAGGAGGCGCCGATCAAGACGATTCAGGCATGCCGTCAGGAAGATTCTGAGTGGTACGTCGGCATCTACTGCGGTGATATGACAGACGCGCAGCTGCTCGAGGTGCAGGAGTTTGTCGAAGCATGCACACCGTCCACGATGTTTGCCTTTACAACGGGCGATAGCAAAGCCAAGGCAAGCGACGGCGGTATCTTTGGCACGATCAATGGCAAGGGCTACCGCCGCATCATCGGGCAGTATTCCACTGCACACAAGGACGCGATCTGCGCGGCGATTGGATGGGCGATGGGCGCGATGAGTGCATCGACCATCAACAGTGCATTTACACTAGCCTACAAACGGGAGGTCGGTGTACAGGCAGAGAACTACATGCAGACATTCACGTCGAATGACCTGAACAACATCAAGAAGAACTACGGGAACGTTTACGTCAACCGTGGCAATTTCTATAATGTGTTCGAGGAAGGGCGCGTCGGTGATGGCTCGTGGTTCGACGAGATCATCTACCTCGACAAGTTCAAGAACGACATGCAGCTCGGCATTATGGATTTGCTCGTCAACGCCAACAAGGTGCCGCAGACCGAGGCGGGCATGGGACGCATTAAGACGGCGATCAAAGAGGTCTGCGACGACATGAACCGCATCGGCTTCATCAAGGAGGGCGTCTGGAAGGGCGAAGAGCTTATGGCGCTTGAGTACGGGAAGGTGCTCCCGGGCGGCTATCTCATCCAGAGCGAGCCGATCAGTGAGCAGGCGCAGGCAGAGCGTGACGCACGCAACGCGCCGCCGATCTATGTGTCGCTGAAGCTCGCTGGTGCGATTCACCACGTCACCATTCAGGTGGACGTCAACCGCTAAGAAGAAGGGAGGATATAGAGTATGCCAACGGTAAGTACTTATTCGTTTACCGATGTCAACGCGACGATCAACTGTCCAGGGTATGGGTCGTTTTCCATCCAGGGGGAGGGCATCGGCGACATGACTGTCTCGAAGGCGACCGACCGCTCGGTGCATGATGTCGCATCGGACGGTGCAGTCATGGTCAGCAAGATTGCCGGCAACAACGGTACGGTGTCCATCAATGCGCAGCAGACCAGTGCCCTGCATAAGTTCCTGCAGGGACTTTTTAATTATTGCTGGCAGGCGGACACCTCGGTATGGACAACAATCTCCATGACTGTCGAAGCCCCGAAGATGGGCAAGACGTACTATTGCTCGGGCGGGTCGTTCGTCAAGGAGCCGGACGAGCCGCTGCAGAGCCAAGGTCAGCGCGTGTCGTGGCAGATTTTGTTCGCGGATATTCAGCGCATCCAGCTTTAATCGGAGGTAGATGATGAAAAGAGAAACCAAGAAGATCGTTGAGATTCAGGGGCGGAAATTTGAAATCCGCTCCTTTGATGCTTTTACGGGCAGCTACATCGCGTTCACGCTCATGGAGAAAATGCTCCCCATGGGCATGGAGGCGAGGGTCATGAATACACTCCGCGCCGAGGGGAAGGATGTCGACGCACTGCCAACGCCGAACCGCGCGCTCATGAGCAAAGGAGAGTTCATCGCATTCCAGCGGGACGTACTCTCGGTCGTCGGGGAGGTGTTGCCAGGGCGCACTGCTCCGATTATCAACGACAACGGCAGCTGGGGCGTGGAGGACGTCGCAGACAACGCGATGCTCGTCATTCTGCTGACGATCCACGCGCTGGTCTTCAACATCGCGGGTTTTTTCAGCGGAGACGGCTTGAAGGAATTGAAAGCCGGTCTCCAGAGTTTGAGCTTTGCGAATACCGCAACGTAAACGCATGGGTCTACGCGCCCGTCATCGCAGGGAAGTGGCAGCAGCACGAGCTGTGGGATGGGACGTACACGTTTAATGACCTGCTCGATGTCCATGAGATCATGCTCGTTGAGGGAGAGAACCGCCGCCGTGCGGATGTATACGCAGCAGAGCAGAGGGAGGTGAGACAATGATCGGCGAGATGATCCAGGAATACCTGGTCGGACTTGGTGTGCGCCTGGATAAGCCGGGCTTTGGGCAGGCAGAGGCGACGATTAACAGCCTTGACCGTACCGTAGAGACGGCGACGGGACACATGGCGGCGAATTTCGTCCGCGCTTCGGCGATGATCAGCACAGCGATTGCAGGCGTGACCGCCTCCGCTTTCGGGTTGATGAAGTCCGCCGCATCGCAAGACCTCGCCATGCAGAAGCTGTCCCGCCAGATGATGGTCGGCAAGGATGCCGCATGGACGATGAAGGCAGCGACAGATGCCCTCGGCGAATCCATCCAAGACATTATGCTAACGCCGGAGCTGATGGAGCGATTCAACAAGCTCACCGCAGACGGGCAGAGAATGAAGGTCGGCGGTGACTTTGAGGCGACCATGAAGGGGTTCCGCGACCTCATGTTTGAGTTCACACGGCTCAAGCAGGAGGTCAGCTATGCCATGACGTGGGTCGGGTACTATCTCATGAAGTACCTGAACCGCCCGCTTGCAGAGGCGAGGGAGAAGTTCCGCAGCTTCAACGACATGTTCGTCAAAAACATGAGCGTCTGGACGGAGAAAGCCGCGCGCATGCTCGTCTACATCATCAACATCGGAAAACATTTTCTGATGCTTGTTCTGAGCGTCGGGAAAGCCCTCTGGCGGATGTGGGAGAGCTTCCCCAAGGGGGTGAAGATAGCCACCGCTGCACTGGCGGGGCTCGCACTGGTCATGAAGGCGAACCCGCTGACGCGCATGATGCTCCTCGTGAGTACCCTGCTCCTCCTCATTGACGATTACTACGGGCACATGGAGGGCAAGCAGTCGGCGTTCGGTGAGTATTGGGACAAGCTCAACGAGTACATCGAAACGGCAAAGAAAAAGTGGGAGGAGTTCTCCGGCGCGGTGTCAGATTTCTTCGACCGCGTCCAGGGGTCGAGTGCGCTGAATGATTTCATCGCAGAGGTCAAGGATCTCGGCAGTGTCATCTGGGAGCTCGCAGAGACCTATGCTGCCGCATGGGTTGAGGAAGCAAAAGAGCTCTACGCATCCATGGAGAAACACGGCGCAGTCGACGGGTTGCGCGAAGCAATCGGAAAGCTCTGGGGGATGTTCGAATCTCTCCTGGGCACGGTGAAGGACTTCTTCCGATGGTGGAAGCGCCTTCTAGGTGAGGTGCGCCGAACGAAGGAGTACCACGACCTCATCGACGCGGTGGGTGAACTTGCAGGTGCGCTGACGGAGACGTTCAACGTCATTCTTGATCTTATCAACATCGCGTTCAGCGGGCTCTTTGGCGAGATAGGCAAGACCGATCACGTCTACAGCTTCCGCGACGCTATCCGCGCGGTGTTCAGCATATTCACCGCCCTTCTGCGCGTAGTGACAGGGGCGGTCAAGGTATTCAACGAGCTCCTCACGATGATGCGCGACAGCAGTCCGTTCAGGCGGTTCTGGGAAGAGCTCGGGCGGATGATTGACCGCGCGATTGAGAAGGCCGGCAAGTTCGGCAGGGCGCTCATCGCGCTGAAGAATGGAGACTTTAAGGGCGCGTGGGAGATAATCAGCGGCGATGGAGATGGTTCTCCTGCGGGCAAAGGCGACCGCGACTGGAACCGCAAGGTCGCCTATCAGCGATTCAAAGCGGCGGGATACTCAGACGAGGCAATCGCGGGCATTCTTGGTCGAATGCAGCAAGAGAACAACTTTGATACTAGCGATGTCCCAGAGCATTATGTGCCCGGAATTGGCACCGTCGGCGGATATGGCATGTTTCAATGGAATGGAGGACGGACAAAGGCATTTCTCGCATGGGCGGAAGAACATGGGCTCGACCCACAGGATCCAGGCGTGCAGACGGACTACGCCATCATCGAAGCTCGAGAGCGTGGACTTGGCCCCGAATATATGAATCAGCTGTCTCCATCGGAGTCAACAACCGTGTGGACAGACAAATGGGAAGTCGGTAAACACGGAGATGAGCAGGCGTACACCGCAGAACAATACGCAGACATTCAATCGGGCAGGATTCTTGAAGCCCAGCCGACACAGCCTGTATCCGCCCCAGCAGACGCCAGCTCCGCTGCAGGGAATATGACGTACAAGCTGGAACGCCCACATTACAGGGCGACACCTGTGTCGACGTTTGCCGCACCGTCCTACAGCATCGACCCGCTCCTCTACACAGGGCTGATGACAGGGGCGCGGCAGACGGGATACGGCGGATACCAGCCGACAGGATCCGGCAACGGAAGCGTTGTCTATCAGGTCAACGTCGGCGGTGTGACCGTCAACGGCACGAACCAGAACGCAGCAGAGATCGGGCGAAGCGTCGGGCGTGAGACCATGACACAGCTCGAGCAAAAGGGGGCACATATCCTGCGCAGTCGGACAATGACCGGCGCGCCCGTGCTGGTATAGGGAGGTGATACGTTGGGCATCAAAAAGGGGCTGTCGATTGACGGCCTGAATTATTTCTCCGATCTCGTATCGACCAAGAAAAAGCCCGACTGGATGAAGGTCGGCGTTGAGATCGGCAAGATGACGGGGCACTATGAGATCGTCAATTTCCTCAGCGGCTACAAGGACATGGAGCAGTTTCTGTTCCGCGCACCGAAGTGGCCGATCGGAGGCATGTATTTCGACGGCATCATGCGCACGGAGCATATCAGCCGCGTTCGCCCGACGAACTACCCCGTGCAGACGGGCGTGACGATGACCGACCACGCCATCATCGAGCCGGCAGAAGTCACCGTCGAGATCATGATGACGGATGCAAAGGCAGACAGCTACCTGCAGACGCCGCCTGCTATCGGGAATATCCTCAAAACCGTCGGGACGATGTACAGCAATTTTGCCGACCTTCCCTGCATGCCAACGATGGTGACCACGCCGGGGGAGGGACGCTCCATCGACGCGTGGAAAAGCCTGCGTGCTCTGCAGATGGCGCGTGTTCCGATTACGGTCGAGACACGCCTGCAGACCTATCACAACATGCTGATTGAGGAGCTCTCTGCACCGGATGATGTCAACACACTCCATGCGCTGCGGTGCACGGTGCGCATGCGGGAGATCATTTTCGCAACGGTAGCAGAGACAGCGGTCAGCGCAAGGGCATCAGCGTCCGCCGGGGAATCTGCATCAGGACAGACCCCTGTGCAGACGGGCGATGACGTAAATAAGACTGCCGCTCGTGTCATAAAAGATGCAGGCGGCAGTATCTTTACATAGAGGAGGTGCGGCGGTGTTTTCGATCATCCCATTCCAAGGGATCCCAAATCATAAATTCAGCGCGAAGGTGCCAATCGACGGAGGCAACACGCTCCTCAAATTCCACATGAAATACAACGAGCTCGCGCAGTACTGGCTCGTCGACATCTACAAGAATGATACGATGGTATACGCAGGGCTGCCGCTCGTGCCGGGGCAGAACATTCTCGAGCAGGTCGGCTACCTTGGCATCGGCAGCGCGTGGATCGCACCGCGCAGCCGTGTGCAGGAGCAGTGGCCGAGCTCGGCAACACTCACATCGGACTGGTACGTGATCTGGGGTGACAGCAATGGCGGAGACAAATGACGGCGCAGAGGCGCAGGGGAATGAGCAGGCGCAGCCAGAGCAGCAGACACGCAAAGGACGCCTCTATGGACGGAAATGGAAGATCACCATTTATAAACCCGCCTACAAGACGGGTGAGGATGGGAATCCTACTGATGAGCGAGATCCAGAACACGACACAGAGATGGATGTATCTCTCCTCAAATGTGAGTTCCAGACTAAGGCAACGACCGAGACGGCCGTTCAGATCGGCACGCTTGTCGTCTACAACATGAACGCCAAGACAGAGAAGGAGGTCATCGAGGAGGGCTTTCAGATCTCCGTTTTCGGCGGGTACGAGGAGGGACAGTACGGAGAGATTTTCACGGGGGACATCGTCCAGATTTTCCGCAATCGCGAGAATGGCACGGACTACCGCCTCGAGATTATCGCACTCAAGGGGATGCAGAGCCTCTTCATGAATCACGTCCGCAGCACCATCGCCGCCGGCAGTACGCCGCGCGATGTGGTGGATGCTGTGGCTGGGCAGGCGGATAAAAAAGTCGGCGTCGGCGAGGTGAGCGAGGATCTGCCCGACCAGCCGCTCCCGCGCGGCAAAGTGCTATTTGGTACGCCCGCGAAGTACCTGCGCGACCTGTGCACGTGGAATGATGCCGTCTACTGGGAGGGTGAAGACGGCAAACTCACCGTGGAGACGGTCGAGCAGGAAATACCCGCCGACCGTGTGCTTGTGCTCACGCCAAATACGGGGCTTGTCGGCACGCCTGTCTACACCGACCAGGGCATCCAGATCAAGATGCTCCTCGATGCACGTGTAAAGCTTCGCTCCATGATCAAGATCGACAACGAGATCATTCAGCGGCAGGCACTGCAGATCGACCCCAGCAGCGGACAGCAAAAGAGCGACCAGCTCCCACAGACGGCACAGTTCGACCAAGACGGCGAGTATCAGGTATTCTCCGTCGAGCATCATGGCGACACGTGGGGCGATGAGTGGACGACGTCGGTCGTCGGCGTCAGCCGCAACGGCCGCATGGGGCTCTTGACAGCGGTACAAGGCAAAGGACAGACGATGAAATGAGGTGACAGAATGCTGAAAGTATCAGAGCGGCTCGCCGAGGAGGTCGAGCAGAGCAAGCGCGAGCTGGACGGATTCGGGCTGGACTTGCGCGTTGCCGCTCCGGGCATCATCCGCTCGGTCGATTACGCCAGACAGACGTGTACCGTGCAGCTGGCGATCCGCGAGCGGATGAATCGCGGCGGTGTGCTCACATGGGCGGAGATTCCAATTCTGCCCGATGTGCCGTTCTTCGTGTATTCGGGCGGCGGCTACTGCCTGACCCTTCCTATTCAGCCGGGCGACGATTGCCTCGTGGTCTTTGGAGATAACTGTATGGATGCGTGGTGGCAGAGCGGCGGCGTGCAGAACCAGGTCGAAAAACGCAGACACGATCTCTCGGATGGATTCGCCCTGGTTGGATTCCGCAGCCAGCCCCATGTGGTCAGCGGATACTCCGGCGGCGCAGCGCAGATGCGCAACGCGGCAGGGGATGCCTGCATCGAGATCAGCGGATCCAGCATCAATATCCGCGCAGCAGGCGGTGTCCACATTGACGGAGGGACGACCATCGACGGGCGCAGCTTCCTCGGACATACGCACGGAGGCGTTCAGCCAGGTGGAGGAACAACGGGAGGTGTCTCGTGAGATACCGCGCACTGGACGAAAATGGAGATTTTACCCTCGGGAATGCACACGCCTACATTGACGGGGTGGATGCCGTGCGGCAGGCTGTCATAACAAGGCTGCGGCTTCTCGTCTACGAGTGGTGGGAGGACATCAACGACGGCGTGCCATACTGGCAGAAGATCATTGCCAGCAGGGACGTCGCAGCAGCAGAGCAGATCATCCGCGAACGGATTCAGCAGACGCCGCACGTACTGTCGATTCTGTCCTTTGACCCCGTCTGGGACAATGAGAACCGCACGCTGATGATACGTGTGGCGATCCAGAGTGAGTACGGTGCATTCAGCATCGATGAGGAGGTGGGATAATGGCATACTTCGCTCCGTACATTGACGACGCAGGGCTTCACGTCCCGACCTACGCCGACATACGAGATGATTTGGTTGATGATTTTAAGAAAATCTACGGGGACGACCTCTACCTCGGCAACGATTCTCAGGATTATCAGATGATCTCCGCGTTTGCGCTCAAGACATACGACACAATACAGCTCCTGCAGATCGTCTACAATAACCAGAGCGTCAAGACAGCGGTCGGGACGGGGCTGTCCTCGCGTGTGAAGCTCAACGGACTGCGCCGCAAGACAGCAAGCTACTCCACCTGCGTTCTGACGCTGACAGGCGTGCCGGGAACGACCATCGCCGCCGGAATTGTCGAGGATACGCAGGGAAAGCGGTGGAATTTGCCCGAAAACGTCAATTTTGACCGCGAAATCGTCGAAATTACGGCGCAGTGCCAGGATATCGGCGCAGTCGAAGCACCTGTCGGCACGATCACGAAGATCAGCAACCCTCAATATGGGTGGCTGTCGGTTACAAACAAGGTGCCCGCCGTAAAGGGACGCCCCATCGAGACAGATGAGGAGCTGCGCCGCCGTCAGGCATTTTCGGTGGCAATTCCAAGCCAAAATATGGTAAACAGTACACTCGCGGGCATTGGAAGCGTCGCTGGAGTATCGCGGTACAAAGTGTACGAGAATGACACGAACAAGGCCGATGAGAACGGCGTCCCAGGGCACAGCATCGCCGCTGTCGTCGAGGGCGGACTGGATGAGGCGGTCGCCGAGCAGATTTATCTGCGCAAAGGGCCGGGTTGCGGGACCCATGGGACAACAACGACGATCTACACCAATTCTGACGGGCTGAAAAATGAAATTCGATTCTTCCGCCCCACATACATGGAAATCGCTGTGAAAGTCACAGTAAGGAGGTGCGCAGGGTATACGACGCTGGTGGAAGAGAACATCAAGCGCAATATTGCGTCGTACATAGGACGCCTCGGCATAGGGGCAAATGTTACCACGACAGGGGTTCTGACCGCAATCGCTGTCGCCGTTGATGACGCGCTGCAGCCCTCTTTTGCTTTGCAGAGCGTGCAGATCGGACGGACAGATGGCGCACTTGGTGTGGCTGATGTAGATATCCCGTACAATGCCATAGCAAAGAGCGGAACCGTTACGGTGGAGGTGGTCTGATGGCACTCATGGATGAATACCTCGGTCTCGTGACATCGCAGCACCGTGTGCATGAGAAGTTCATGCGTACAGTTACGGCACTGCTTACACCGTCGGATGATATTTTTGCGCTGGCGATCGAGCTGGATGATGAATTTGATATCGACCATGCCACAGGTGTGCAGGAGGATGTTCTCGGCGAGTTCGTGGGGGCAGAGCGAACGCTTCCGTACCAGCCGAGAAAAGGAATTTCTCCTGAACTGGACAACGCCGCATATCGAAAACTCCTGTTGGCAAAGATCGCGAAGAACCAGTGGAAGGGCGGCATTTACGACATCAAAGAACTCTGGAATGCGCTCTTTGGGAAAGGAATCATCATCCAGGATAACCAAGACATGAGCATCGATGTGCTCGCCATTGGCATCAACGATCAGATCACCAAAGAGATGGTGCAGCAGGGATTGATCGTCCCGAAGCCGCAGGGCGTGCACGTTAATTATTATTTTGCTGATCGTGCGGTGTTCGGCTACGACATCGAGACAGACACGATCAAGGGATACGATCACGCTGACTGGACTAACGCGCTGCCTGATGTGTCCTTTTCCTACGATGTCGAGGATCCTGCGGGCGGCATGAGTGGATACGACGGCAGCTACTGGACGTAAGGAGGAACAGAATAATGGCAAAAACAAACTTCCAGATTTTCAACGAAGAAAACACGCCCGAGCGGACGTACAACGACTCTGAGTACAAGGAGGCGACGCAGCGCGTCGGCGGGGTTATTCCCGGCATGGCACTCTCTCGGATGCACAACAAGATGTACTACCAATGGTCGGCAATGTGCAAGGCAATTGCTAACCTGATCGTTAATCGCGGGCGCGACTGCATGGACAGTGACGTCGAGGGGATCACAAGGAACCTCGAGGAGGCCATTCAGAGCGGCGGCACGGCAGGAATAACCACCCACCGCACCGCTGCCGAACTCGATCATCCTGATGGGAGCGTCACCACGCCAAAACTGCGTGATGCGGCTGTCACAGGGGCAAAGATCGCCAACAAAGCAATCGGAAAAGAGCACCTGAAGGACGGGGTAGTCGACGACAAAGCCCCAATCGCATCGCCTGCACTCACGGGCACACCGACGGTACCGACAGCGAGCAAGGGGACGAGCACCGATCAGATTGCAAGCACGGCATTCGTGGCACAGGCGGTCGCGGCACTTAACGGACTGGACTCTATAGAGGGGCTTGCTAAAGCGATTGAGGGCAAGATCGAGAAACAGGGCATCGTTGCAGGGAACCTCGCGCAGAATGGATGGGTCAAGTTTGCCAACGGGTTAATTGTGCAGTGGGGGACTATTATCAACCGAAATAGGGAATGGATTGTTGAACCATATCCTATTGCTTTTCCGACAGCTGTATTCATTCTTAATGCATCGCGTAACGGGGTGGATACCATGGGCGCTGCCGCGAGGGCTGACAGTATGATAGCCCGGAAAATCGACGTGCATGGTTTCAAGATTTTTTGCGAGGTCACAGATATCTACCCGGTCGACTATATCGCTATCGGCATTTAAGGAGTGATGATTATGGAATATCTTGCAAAATTTGACGATGCTGGACGTCGTAAGAGCACAGTTATCCGTGGCGTGCATTACACAACGGACACGGAGCGCAAAAAATATATTGGTGACGGATACATCCCCATCTCCGATGAGGACTATCAGACCTATATCGGCAATCGTGGCACGGGTGACAACGGCACGGGCTACATTCGCGACGCTAAGACAGGCAAGCCCGTCTCTGCGCCGCCAACGGAGACGGAGCCGCAGGAAATGGACGTGCAGCCCATCCCCGAAACGGAGCTTGCCGTCATGGAGGGAATGGTCAATATACAGACGCGCCTCGCCGCGCTCGAAGCAAAGCTGAAAGGAGGTGAATAACATGGCAGCAGTCATCTACAGCTGGATGATCGTCGCATACGGCGTCCTTGTCAAAGGCGGGAAGTACGCGCTCACGCCGGAAGATAACGAGAAAAACTTGCCAGTCGTACTAGAGCCCTACCGTGAAAAGGTCGCGGAATGGGTTGTCACACACACCGCAGGATAAGACAGCGCGCACAATAGCCGTCATGAGGGCATGGCGGCTTTTTCAATGCTTAGAAAGGAGTGGTGCCTATGCAGAGTGTGCTGACATGGCTCGCAGATTGCGTGCCGACAGGAACGGAGGTGGAGACAGGGAGCATGGTAGCAGTAGCTGGTGGGCTAATAGCCTACCTTTGCGGATGGGACAAAGCGATGGAAGCTCTTCTTGTACTCATGGGGATGGATTATGTGACCGGCTTGCTTGCCGCAAAAGTCAACCCCAAACTTGGTGGATGGAGCAGCAAGGTCGGCTTTCGGGGGATTTGCAAGAAAGTGCTCATCCTCTCCATCGTCGCCCTCGCACATTTTATCTCCGATCTCACGGGCGGTGAGGCGGCGCGGGTGCTTGTGATCTGGTTCTTCGTCGGCAATGAGGGACTTTCGATTGTTGAGAACGCCGCGAACTCTGGTGTACCTGTCCCAAAGAAACTGCGTGACACACTGGAACAGCTGAAAAATGAGAAGAAAGGAGAGCAGAAATAATGGCACACGTATTGAGTAAGTCCGCGATGCGGCGGGTGACGCCGGCAGAACTTGAGGCACTCGCGGGAGAGTACCGGGAGAACATTCAAGCGGCCGCCGAATATATTGGCCGCGAGATCAAAGTGTACCTGCATTGGTCGGCGGGGCACTACGGTCAATACTGGGACGACTACCATGTCCAGATTGACAAGGACGGTGAGATCTACGTCATCGGTGACGGTGAGTTGGATGACGTGCTAGCCGCGACGTGGAAACGCAACAGTGGGAGCGTCAGCATCAGTATCCTCGGATGCGTTGGAGCAACGGCCGACGATCTCGGGCAGGAGTCTCCGACGTCTCTACAGATCGACGGCATGGCGCAGGCAATCGCCGCACTCTGTAACGGCCTCTGGCTGACCATCGACAAGCAGCGCGTCCTGACACATGGTGAGGCGGCGGACAACGAGGACGGCGTATATGCACACGAGCCCTACGGGCCGAAAAACGGTTGCGAGCGCTGGGACCTCGAGTATCTCGGTACAGAGGAGAGCCCGACGTATAATCCGTGGGCAGAAGACGGTACGCGCGGCGGCGACGTGCTGCGTGGCAAGGCAAACTGGTATAGGCAGTATTGGAAGGACAACGGCGGAACGCCGTGAAAGGAGAATCTATCATGAGTAAGTGGACAGACATCAGAGACACAATCGTTAAGGAGATCAACGTCGATCAGGTGACCGAGGAGGTCAAGCAGCGCGTGACGCGCACGATCCTCTCTGAGTGCATCCCCGCCATCGAGCAGGCGGTCGATAAGTTCGTGACGCAGATCAAGGAGCAGGCGAAGGATGAGCACGGCTGGTGCTACTGGCGCGATGCCGTCGTCCTCCCTGCGGTGATGCAGGGCGGCGTGTGGCTTGTGCACCTCGTGCTCGACAAGTCGCTGACGCCGACGGTCAAGGCATAACTGCATAAGGAGAACTGAATAAGTGAACAGAGGGGACAGCGTATCGTGCGCCGCTCCCTCTGTTTTTTTTCGTGGTGGAGTTTGACATCATTTTGACATCATATACGGTGATTAGATGATGTTATATCGAGCCATACGCAAAAGCTGTTTCCTTTATATATCAGCAACCGCACAAAATACCTGCGTTTTAAAAATCCGAATAACAAACTCGAAATCAAGTGTGGTGATGAGCCACCGTGGGTTCGAATCCCACCCTCTCTGCCAGTAAAATCAAGGCCTCCGAGGTTTTGCCTCGGAGGCCTTTTCTGTTCTATTTTTATTTTTGACATCATTTTTGACATCATGGCGTTTATCGGCCATATTTCTCTTCACACTTGACTACTTTTTCGGTGACGCCCTCCTGCATCTGCTCCGTGTTGTGCACATATCTATCCATTGTGAAGGAGGCTGATGCGTGACCGAGACGCACCTGTATCTTCTTCGCGCTGATCTCCTGCTCTGCAAGGAGCGTCGCGTGGGTATGGCGGAACGAGTGAAAGCGCAGATCCGCGGGGAGCTGCAGCCGCTGTTTGAGGTCGGCGAAGAGATGCGTCACCGCCGTCAGCGTGATTGGCTGTGTCTCGTCACGCAGAGAGCGGAAAAGATAGCTGTCCTTTGTGAGAGGGACACCCTGCCGCAGGAGGATCGCCGTGAGCGTCTTCCTCCATGCGAGGAGATTCTGCACGGCAGCAGGGGAGAGCGTGACCGTGCGGGCACTGTATGCCGTCTTTGTTGTACCCTCGTACTCATCGGCTGCACGTTTGCGTGCCTTTGAGACGCGGATCGTCGCTGCTTTTGCGTCAAAATCCGACCAGCGCAGCGCGACAATCTCACCCCGGCGCAGGCCTGTATCCCATGCGAACTTAAAGAGATGCTCGGTCTGTGATCCGCGGATCACGTCAAGGAGAGCGTGATAGATCTCCGGCGTGACAATGCCCGCAGCCGTCGCCTTGTGCTTGGGTTTACGGATGAACTCCATCGGATTGTTCTCGACCAGTTGTTCAAATTTTGCCGCCTTGAATATGGAGTGAAGGAGCGTATAGACTGCCTGTCTTGTCCGATCACCGTCGATCTGTGCAAGGACATGCTTCAGCAGGGCGGGCTTTACATCGGCGATCTTCATGGTCGGTGGGATCCGCGGAAGGATATGTCGTGTGAGAAAGCCCTGATAGGTGGAGAGCGTCGAAGCCTCGAGTTTATCCACGTCGCGCTTCATGGCGAGGAACTCGTCGGCGAAACGGTGGAACGTCTCAACCAGCAGAAAGTCCGAGATATTCGCATTCATAATGCGCCGCCGCTCAGCCTCAAGTTCCTGCAGCGTGTAGGCGTAGAAATAACGCCGCACCTTCTCGCCCGTGATCGGGTTCTCAAGGATGACACTTGACTGATAGCGTCCATCTTTGCGTTTGCTGAGCATTTTATTTCACCGTACGATCACTTACTTCTTCGAAGTGCTCGTGTACATATTTTGCTACCGCATTAAACAGGACTTCATGATGCGATCCAGGGATAATGCGACGTACCGTCTCATCCGAGCCCTGATAAATAACGTCTCCGTTCTCGTCGTAGGCAATTATGTCTAGACTTTTGCTCATCGCTTTCTCAAGGTTCAGTTTGTCGTAGGTAACGACCTTTTTCAGAGTTCTTCCCATGAATGGATGGCTTTGAGCATAGGCATCGTCGTATAACATATACCACCATACGTAAACGACATCTCCGTTGATTAAGGTGCCCTTATGCTCGAATTCTATGCTTTCTGGCTTGAAAAATATACCTACCTTGTCATCCGATCCAGCCCATATCCACGATGCAGAAGCTGTTGATACCATGGACAGCGATAAAAAGGCAGCCAACAGGAACGATAGAAACAACTTTTTCATGGCAATAACCTCCTTACAAATCTCCCAGCTTCACGCCGCCCGCTGTCTTCCATAGGAGGCGTCCGTTGCTGCTGTTTCCAAGGACGACGGACGCTGCGGCAGACGGTGAGCTAAATCCATGGTCACGCTGGAACACACCGCCCTTGATGACGCCATCCTGCTCCAGCGCATCGCGGATGATGGCGTAGTTTGAAGTCGTGAAGGCAGGGGCGACAGTTGAAGCGATGCGAGATCCCTTCTGTACTGTGAACCCCTCGTTTGATTTGAAGCCGGTCGCATCGGCGTCCTTTGCCTTGCAGAAAAAGGATTCCCCTTTCTTCTCCACAGTACGCAGAGCATTATAGCCGAACGCACTGAGAAAGAGGCTGATCTCATCCATGAATTCCTCTGCGAATAAAGCGTCACCGGCACTAATCATGATGTTCTGATTCGACTGCTTCGTCTTTACCGTGTGCCCGTTGTTCGTGATCGTTTGGCAGAGTGCATGCTCCGCGAAGTGCAGAATGGACTTGTTCAGATCGGCGGAGCAGAAGGCGACCGCCGTGATCCAATCCTCCTTATTCTTCGCATGATTCAGCAGGCGGTTGTATAGGTTGGAGGATTCGCCGATGTATAGCGTCTCCACGCCCAGCAGCTCTCTCTCGTAGAAGAGAAAGTACACGCCGATGTTGCATTGCTGGATATCTCCGGCAGCATCTGCCAGATGATCGCGCGGAAATTTCAGAGCCCTCGTATTCGAGCCTTTCCGCGATGCGAGAACAATTCCATCCATTGAGCCGTCGAAGAGAAGGAATTCGACGGCTTTTTTCTTTGTGTGCATAAGAAATCCTCCGCATCAACGATCTATTCGCTTGAGATCGACAAACTCCTGCGGAACGCCAATCGATGCCGACAGCTGATAGATTGAGCAGCCTTCATACTCGCGAAGCAATTCATCCGGCAGGAGCAGTTCAACAGCAAAAGTATTTGCCTGCACCTCGAACTTGTCTCGCGAGAAGAGCGTATAGCGTGTGAGTTTTGGCACGTTGAGATCGGCATGCAGAATCGAGTGCGCAAGTTCGTGAGCGCAGACAAATCGCTGCAGCTCCTCGAGTGCATTATCCAAGATGATATTTTGAAATCTGCGATACCGAACATAAAACCCGTAGGTCGTTTTCATCGGCTCATACAGGATCCCGATGTTGCGCTCACGAGCGATATCAAATGGATTGTTTGTGTTGTAACGTTCCGCTATCCCTATAGCAACCTGTCGCGGACTCATGGTTCAATCCTCGTGACGATACTTTTTAGGCGTGAACTTTTTCTTTGCCATGCGTTTTGAAAGTGTCATGGCGTGCAGAAGAGCAGCTCTCAACATCTCGCGATCCTCTTCATCCTCCGGATCGTCGCTCATCGCTGCAGCGCCGTTGAGCGAATCGACCATGTTTTCTAAATCACGTGTGATTTGGCGCTCATCTTTTGGTGTGAGTGGAGGAAGTGAAGCAGGAGGAGCAGGAGGAGTAGCTACATCGTCACCATCTACCAAAGCAGATAAAGCTACCCCGGTCGCTTTTGCAATTAAATCCAGTGTTGAAAGGCTTGGATTGTACCGATCTTTTTCAATATCTCCGATGTAGGAGCGAGACAAGCTTGTTTTTTGAGCAAGCTCCACCTGTGTTAATCCCGCCACTTTTCGCGCCTCTCGGATTTTAGCTCCAATACTCATAAAGAAGATCCTTTCGCTGTGCGGTTATTCCGTCTTTTTTGATTATATAACATTTTTGACGGAAATACTATTGACAAAATGACGGAAATACTGTAGTCTAAAAAAGACGACGGAAATGCAAGGAATCGAGGGGGTGATATTGATGGGAAGAATTGAAGCCGTCATTAAGGAAGCACGAGATCGGTCTGGAATGACACAGTACCAGATCGCTGATGCTGTTGGTGTGTCTAGGGCTTATTATGCAGACGTAGAACGGGGGCGGTACACCCCCAGCCTTAAGCTGCTCTCGCGACTTGCAGTGCTTCTGAACATTGACCTTAATTTTTTGAAGGAGAATGACGGAAATACCTGTATTTAATTTGTGAGGATGTAGATCATTCAAGAATAGCCTACTCCAAGGAGGTGAAGCAGACTATGACCAAAGTAGCCCCGTCAACTGCATCCAGCAGGTACTATTTATCCCGCATGGCGGCAGCCGGGAAGAACGAACGCCTGAGCAGCCGCGAGGGCGCGAG